GAGGGCGCCGGTCTTCGTCGTTTCCTTCGAGATCACGAGATCCTTGCCGATGTCGGCCCAGGTGAGGCCGTTTCCCCAGCGGCGCCACCCCTTGCCACGTCGACCACGCAACACGATGCCGCTGGGCTCCTCACTCGCCGGTATCGGCAACCATTCGCCGATGACGTCCTTCTGACGCATGCCCGATTCGAACTGCAGCGCCGTTCCGAGCGCCAGGGACATCCTGCCGGTGGCGATCGCGTGGGGGATGAAGGCCTGAACATGTGCGAGCTCAAGCTTGGACCTGCGGCGCCGCGGTCCTTTGAATTCGGTGGCGCCGAGGATCGTCAGCAGGCGAGTACAGTGCTCCTGCGCCAGCTCGGCGGCCACGCCGTATCTGAGCATCTCGCGGATCATTTTCATGATCTTGCATGCGCGGTCGATTCTCTCGGGGCCGCCCGGCTTCCCGGGCGCCTTCGCGGCGTCATACCAGCGCCGAAAATCCTTCAGGCTGATCGCTGCAAGGGCGCGCTCGCCGAAGGCCTTCTCGATCATCCCGATGATGTGGAGCTGCGAGCGGCGCGTATTCCATTTCCATCCCTGGACTGGACTTTCGGCGTCGATCTGGAAGCGGCGCGATAAGGATGCGATCGTGCCGTCGAAAGTCTTGTAGTCCTGCTTTTGGCCGCTCGACCATGCGAGCATTTCGGCTTGGAAGCGCAGGCAGGCGGCCGATATGAGAGGGAGATCGGCGGGCGTGTCTGCGTAGTGCAGACGTACCGTTTCGGGCGTGAAGCCCGCCTTGGCTATGTCGGCGCGCGCGACCCAATAGAGCGCCGGGGCGCCTGAGGCGCGCCTCCGCCGTTTCAGGCCCGGTGTGGGAAAATCATCTGAGCGCATCGAGGTTCTCCATTCCGTCCAGAGCGGACGGGGCAGAGGTTGCGATGCCGTAGCGTCGATTGAAATAGGCCTCGACGGCGGGCCAATAACGTCCGCCCATGACCGGGTCAATTTTTGGCATGCCGTCCCGCTCGAGGATGGTCGCCTTGGCCCGCCAGGCCTGGAGCGTCTGGCTGAGACGGCGCGCGATTTCTGCCTCGGCTGGAAACAACCCTGCGCTCAACTGACGCGCAATGGTCATATCGCGCCCTTTGGTCATACCGCGCGCGCCCATCAATTCGGCCCCTGCTTGCCGACGGGGAAGCCACCAAGGCCGGTTCCCGGCTGCCGTACCTCGATCTTGATCGAGGCCGATGTCGAAAAGCGCAGCGTCTCCTTCAGTTTCTCGATCTTCGCGCCAGCTTCGGCAATGCCACGATCGAGCTCGGCGTTGAGCCCGCTGACGTACTCCGCGCCCGCGGCTGCGCCCGCGGCTCGGCCATTGAGCCTAGGCAACTCCATTCCCTTGGGCGCGCTCGTCGCGCCATCGGGCTTGGGCATCTCATAGGTCTTCGCCGACTTGCCCTTGCCGAGCGTGACGGGCAGGTTGCCGAAGCTCTGCAGGCGCTCCGCGCTCTGCAGTCCGGTAGTCGTGTTCCTCGCCCCGCCGGTGGCCTGCGCGATGACGCGCAGGTCGTCGAATTCGCGCTCCATGATGCGCTGGCGGATGGCCTCTGCCTGGGCGAGTGACTTCGCGGACTTTCGGCCCGCCGGGCCTTTCAGGAATGCGCCGCCGAGCGCGGCGTCCCGATAGCTCTGGAATTCGCCGAAGCGCTTCGTCATCTCGTCCGCGTCATTGGCATCGACCTGGCCGTAGCGCGACTTGCGATAGGCGTCCTCCGCCGCCCGGCGCACCTCGTCATTCTTCGCGTGCGCGATGACGTATGGCAGCGACGCGGCGTCGAATTTGCCGGCAGCGATGTCCTTCAGCGTCTGGGCATCCTGGGCGCGCGTGTCGGGGGCAGATGCCGGCGCCGCCGGGCGCTTGCCGGCGCGCTTGTCTGCATCGGCGTCGATGTCGCGGACCTTGTCGAGCCGCTTGGCGGCCTCCTCCGCATTGTCGACCGCCTTATTGATCACCTCGGCGGCTTGGCCGGCCACGACCTTGAGGCTGTCGCCGACGCGCTTCAGCGTGACATCGATCGACTGCGTCGCGCGGTCGAGCTTGTTGAAATCCTTCTCCAGGGCGACCGTGAAGCCCTGCCGTACCGAGCCGAGCGTCTTCTGCTTGTCGTTGGCGACGGCGAGGAGCTTGTTCAGGCGCTCATAACCGCCGACCATGCGCGCGATGTCGTCGGCATATTCCATCCCGAAGAGATCCTTGAGCACGGCGATGCGCTTGGTGCCCTCCAGCTTCCGGAGTGCGCCGAGCAGCTCTAGGATGGCGCCGGTCGCGTTTTTCTCGACACTCTTGCGGAAGGCCTTCGGTTTCAGCCCGGCCTTTCCGAGCGCCTCGTCGAACTTGTCGTCAGGGACAGAGATCTTGGTTAGCATCGCGTTGAGGCCGGTTGCAGCGACCTCTGAGCCGACGCCTACCTCTTTCAGTGCGGCACCGAAGGCGAGCATGTTTTCGGCCGAGATTCCGATCATGTGGCCAGCGCCGCCGGTGCGACGCAGGATCTCGATCAGATCCTTTTCCCCGGAAGCGGAGCTATCCGCGACGCTGTTGATCGCGTCGCCGATGGCTTCTATCCGCTTCTGGTTCGCGCCGTAGATGTTGCCGATCTCGGCGAGCGCCTGGCCGGTTTCAGCGGCGTTGGTGCCCCAGGCCACAGTTGCCTTGGAGGCATAGTCCGTGAACTGCCCGAGCTCATGCTCCGGCCGGCCGGCAAAGCCCGCCGCGGCATAAAGCTGGGCGAGCTCCTCTTTCGTCTTGCCGGTGGCTCGGGCGAGGTCGAGGAGGAAAGACTCCTGCGTCTTCAGCGTGGTCGAAGTGGCGTCCGTCGCGCGCTGCACATTGTACATTTCCCGTTCCATCGAAACCGATGAAGCGAAGGCGCGACGGGCGCCGTCGGCCGCGGAAAAGATCCCCCCGGCGGCGCCGAGCATCCTCATGGCTCCTGATGTGAAGGCGGCCACGCGGGACTTCTCCTGGGCGCGGAAACTCTCCAGATCGCGCGCGGCCGCACGCAGGCCGGGCCGGAGCTTGTTCTGCGCTGTGATGACGGCTTCCGCTCGAACGGGCGCGACCATTGAGTGTCACCTCAGAAATGCGGCCCAGCGGGCCATGCGGGGAAGTGTCATTCTTTCGATCTCCGAGGGCGCTACGCCGCGATCGACGAGGGCGCGGATACGGCCGTCAACTGCTTCCGCGCGTTCAGAAAAAAACCGAGGATCGCCTCCTCGATGAGCATGCCGAGAGCGAGGTCGCGCTCGCGGCCGATGATGTCGGCGTCATGATCGACGATCAGGCGGCTGAACCACTGCATGAGCTTTTCGCGATCCACATAGGGCACCCCCTGCCCGGCATCGTTGAAGAGATAGGTGCGCGGGTCGCCGATCTCGAAGAGCTCGGAGACGGTCGGCTGGCGCAGGGTGGCGGCGCGCTTCGGCTCTGCGAAATGCAGAATGGGCGCAGCGAAGACGATACGCACGCTCCCGTCGGGCAGATCTTCTCGGTGCGGAATGCTGTTATGCTGGGTCTGCATCGTCAGACTCCCTTGGAATAGGTGAAGGTGACGGTGGTGAACCGCCGTTGTGAAAGCGCCGCGATGCGGCGCTCCAAATCGGCAATGGCGGAAGCCATCTCGTCGTCGGACTTGTATTCGATGACGCGCCGGGTCTCGCCCGACGCGAATTCGACCCTCGCCGCGCCGCTGGCTCGGGCAGTTCTGATCTTGGAAAGCTGGGCCTGCAGCTCGGCGAGGGTCTCCATCGTCAGGCTCCCGCGTTCGCGTACCAGCCGCGATGGTCGACGAAGCCGGCGCCGAAATCGACGCGCGCCTTGATCTTCACACCGTCGACATCGAAGCCGGCCTGTGTTTCGATCACGACGCCCTCCTCCCCTTCGAGATATGCGTACTCGAGGCCGTCGACCGTGGCCGGGTCGGCGGAGACGTACCAGCGGTTTCCGTAGAGCCGCGCATCCACGGCCAGGGCGAGCTTGCCGGCGAACGGGTTGGTATCCGCGGCTGAGGTGGGGTTGAGCTCGGTGAGGATCTGCTCGGCTGCTGTTTCATTGTCCGGCGAGACGAGCAGGTATCGGGGCGCGATATCGATTTTATCCCCGGCGAGACCGACCTGCTTTCGCATGGCGGAGCGCGCCGCGCTGAGCGCCGCGACCGAAATCACGGTGCCCGCCGCCGCTTTGTTGCCATGGTCGGCATGGAACAAGGCCTTGCCGTCCGACATCGTCGGGCCGTTGCCGGTGTTGGATGTCAGCAGATCGACGAGAACCTGCGCTTCCTTCGCTGCGGCGGCCTGGCCCATCCGCCGCGTGAAATCGGTAAACGCGCCGAGATTGTCGTTGACGATGATCTGGCGGCTGAGCCCGATGATACGGCCCCAGGTGCTGAGCTTGTAACTCTCCTGCGCCTCCTCGAGCGCGCCATACTCGTACGATCCGCCCTCCAATACCGGTTTGAGCTCCGGCCCTTCCGAGAGCTGCAGCCGATGCATAGCCCGGAAGTCGCGTGCGGTGGTTTTGCGGCCGAGTGCCTTCAGCCCCGACGGTGCCGCACGATAGGCCTCCCGCAGCGATCGCCCGATGGAATCGCTGAGGATCAGCGGGAAATCGCTGGTCGAGAGCGCGCGCTCGACGATCGTCGCGGGGGACAAGCCCGTGATGGCGATGCCGCGCAGTTTGAGGCTGTCGCGCGCGATGTCGACCGTGCCCATGCCGAAATAGGGGCGGGCCTGCTCCGAGAGCTGATGTCCGGGGGCGTGGCGCGCGAACAGCGCTTCGCCGACATGGCGGACGCGCAGCTCCGGATCGTTGTGGTCCATGCCGACGCTGATCGTCGCTGTCCGGACCTGTCCGGCCGGCGCAGATCGTGCCTGCATGGCAGCGAAGGCTGCCTGTCGTGCCTGGTCGGTCGTGGCATTGCCGTCGATCTGCCCGTCGACCCAGGCCTGATCCAGGCCGGAGAGACGGGCGATAGAGCGGATCTCGCCGTTCACCGCGGCGCGGTCGGCGATGTCGGTGGTGGCGGCGGCGGCTCGTTCCTGAACCGGCGGCGCGGTGACAACCGGCGCGAACGCCGGAGGGGTGACCGGCTGTTCGACCGGTGCGGGGTTGGCCGTCATGCTGTGACTCCTGGTACCAGCAAGGCGGTCGGCGGGGAGAACGACGAGCGAGGCCTCCATCAGGTCGATCCGGGTCGCGAGTTTCTCGCGTCCCTTGATCGACGGGTTGGCCTGCTCGCGGGAGGCGAGGGTAAAGTAGCCGATCGAGGCACTGAATTGATGCCCGTCGGTGAGGTCGCCGGCAATGCGCTGTGACAGAGGGTTGTGACGGGACAGCGTGGCGCGTCCAAGCAGCTCCCCGCCGACCACCCGAAGGTTGTCGACGCTGCCAAGAATATTCGCCACGCTGCCCCGCCCATGGCTGTCGAGAAGTGGGATTCTCGGCGGCCAAGACTGATCATCAAGCGTCAGTATCTCAAAAAACTCGCCGCGCTCGTCATACCGCCGCACGCGAGACGATGGCCCGTTCGTCGCGATCACGATGTCGATCGTCCAGGTTTCTGCGTTCCACGATGCCTTCGCGACTGGCATGCGCCTCACGATGATGTCGACGGGTTCCGGCGTTGTGGGCACGATCGGCGCGATGGCGTTCATGAGTTCGAGCTCCCGATGAGCAGCGGACGGGGTTGCGGCGCGAAAGTGAGTTTCAGTCGCTCGGCGCGGGCGTTGTCGTCGGCGATCTCCTGGTCGAGCCGCTCGATGTCCTCGCCGCGGGCGGCTACGGCCTGCCGGCGGCTCATCAGACCGGCGCCGATCGCTGCGATTTCGGCCTCGGCATCCTTCAACGGATCGATCCAGTCGAAGCGCGGCGTGATCCAGCGGGCGGCCTCATAGGCTGCCGGATTCTCAAAATAGCCGTCCATGCCCTTCGCGCCTGAGAGCGCGCGCAGCAGCAACCAGTTGCGCCAGATCGGCCGGCAGAACTGAAACACGATCATGCCGTGCTGGAGCGCCTCGACGCGGCGGCGCCACTCGACCAACCCGGCCCGGAGGCTGGAATAATTGGCCTGTGTCAGATCGCCGGACAGCACATGCGCGGGGATTCCGAGGCCGGCCGCGATCTCGTCGCGCGTGATGCGAAGAAAGTCGATCACCTCGTTGCCGAGGCCGGCCGGCTCGCTGAACCTGATGTCCTGGCCGGCGCCCAGCACGTTCAGCGTGCCGGGCTCGAGGCTGACCTGCAGATTCAAACCGTTGGGCGTGCCGTCGAAATTCTCGACCGTCGACTTCGGATCGACGATGAAGCCCGCGAAGAGCGATGCGACGAGCTGGCGCTGGAGCTGCGCATCCATCGCCCGGTCGTAATCGGCCAGCCGGAGCAGCACCGGCGCGAACCAGGTGATGCCCCTCACCTGCCCGGGGAAGATGCGCTTGAACAGGTGCAGGACCTGCGCGGCCGGTACGCGGACCGTCTCATAGGAAACCGGGAAGGGCATGCCGGGCTGGTCGCGCCGGATGTGATAGGCGATGCGGCGCCCGCCGGCGTCGAACTCGATCCCCTGAATGATGCACCCGCCGTTCGCTGTGTTCTGCGTCACATTGCGGTCGACCTGCTCCGGGTCGAGCAGGCGGACGTGGCCATCGGCCAGGATCAGCGCGAAGCTCTCGCCGCTGACGACCAGCGAGCGCACCGCCGATGCCTGCAGCCCATAGAAGCCGGTCAGTTCGTCGGCGTCCGCGTCGTCGGTCCAGGCCTCGAAATCGAGCCCGAGCCCCGGAGCACGGCTCTGGACCTTCAGGCCTGTCCCGACC